TACTGAATCTCCCCGCTGGTGCCGGAAGCCGCCGTTTTATCGATAAGATCGAGGTTGCCGGTTATAGGATTAAATCTGACTGCCATTTATTTTCTCAGCTCTTAGTCAAAGACGTAATGTTGCCGTTACCGTCATAAGTAAGGGTCAATGTCGCTACAGTCGTGCCGCCAGAACCTCCGGTTTTGTAGACAACACTTGTCATATTATCTCCAGTATAACTCATGTCGATGTAATCATGAGCGGGGATCTCGAGACCTGTGACAACGGGGACCGGGTTACCTGAATCGTTTTTTATCTCTACTTCATTATCGATGGTGACTTCGCCATCGAAGACAACAGAACCCTGCGCGGGATCGACAATAGTACCAGTGCTGTCGGCGATTTGAATGACCTGAAAAGTCTTTCCATCGACAATACTAATGGCCTCGTCGTTAACCTGGCCCGGGTTGTCATAGTAAGCCATAGTACACTTAATACTTCTTCTACTTAGCTTTCACCGCAGCCTGGTATGTCCGAAGAGTCCGTAGATTCCTCGAGAAGATTGCTGGATACATCGGAAGATGTGAGGTAATCCTCAGTCTGCGTCCACTGCTGCCAACCCCAGATCTCTTCGTTACAGGGTGTATGGGGCTCTTGAGCCACTGAATCAGCAGCACGAGCGCGGAGATTTCGTGACGGCCCCGGATTTACCCTGTTGCTGCGCAACAGATATTCAGGTTGCCTGAGCATCTGTCGCGTAAGCGCACTGGCTTGAGTTTCACGAGACCGGTAATCCGACTCGCTGCGCTCGTCTTCCCAGTGCTGGTACGGATTCTTCTGTACAGCCAAAACTAAATTCTCCTTCTACCCTGCTTTCAACGCAAAATGGCAAAAAACCGTTGAAAGTTAATAGTACGTGATTGTATAACCAGTATGCCACTAACATCTAAATCGACTAGAGAGCTGGAGTCTCTGGCCAAAAACTCCCCCGATGAATTCGACTTCGGAGAGCCGGAGATCGTCACTGTGGAGGTTTATCCCGGTAAATTTCTCTCCCTCAAAGAACCAAATGCCGACGAGCTAATCGCGATTGAAGAGATCTCCTCTGACGAATCAATCGATGAGATCGAAGCGACGCTCAAGATCATTTGTATCCTGCACAGCCCTGATAGCGGTGGTCGTAAACTCACCTTGAAGGATGCCAAGAGGCTCAGGGGCAAGCAGATCAAGAAGCTGGGGGAGGCTATGGGTCCTCTGCTTAAGGGGGAGGATGAAACCTCTGATATGAAAAGTAACGACTAAGAGGAATTCTAACTACACCATATCGTGCTACGATACCTCCGGACGTTGCGTATCATTTCGCGATATGAGGGGCAGCGATCTGGAGTATTTTGATATTATATTTACAGAAGACGAGGGAGAAGTTATCTCTGGTCAACAGGTCACCGAGATACTCTCTTACCTCTGCACTAATGAGTCTGTAAATTTCTCTCGTTTTCTACCTCGGTCTATAAAATCTCTTTATTCCGAGGTCAGAGAACACATACTGTGTAACTATATGTCGAAGGAAATTTGGCTACGTCAGTGTTACTCAGTACAAAACGGGTCTTTTGAGAATTTAATAGACATGGAATCAGTACCTATGTCGAAGTTTGTCGTTTTATGCAAAATACACAAAGATGCAATGGACCAGATAGGAAACAGTGATGCCGGAACCACACCTTAAACACTTCAGTAATGATATCGATACTCGCGATGTATTAAAATACATGGTAGTTTTGTATGAAATTTCCCTGAACCGGGACCATGAGGAGTTGAAACGATTTGTAAAGCTTATCTCCTATGTCATTGACCCGGAGGATTTTAATAAACTCCTGCGTCGGACTATAAGAATGATGGGAAATTCGAAGTGTGGCAGAGATTTGTGTTCGGATTGGATCATGACGAGATTGTATGATCAGTACACTTCGGCCGGTGCCGTGTAAATTCTAATATTTTCTAGTTGAAAGCTTATTGAAAGGACTATCGCATATGGAGAGTTTTCCTTGGCTACTTCCATCACAACTAATGTGAGTTCACTGAATCGTCCCGGGGTTTTTGTTTCCCAAGCCGCGACGGGTGGACTTCCACAGCCTCTTGCTAGTCACGCTGTAGGGTATTTGTTCGGTACTACGCCGGCCGACGAATACTATGGTAGTGATAGTGACGGGGTTTATTCAGAATTTTTACCATACACGCCGACTCAGGTCGCATCGGCCGATGATTTTCTTCGCAAGATTGGAGGGTCGGCCCCTAACACCAGTGTCGGTGCGTTGACGACTTACGATTCGGTAAAAGGGTTTTTCGATAACGTAGGTGTAAACGGCATTCTATATTTCACTCGTGTAACTCCGACTCCCGAGACCGTCATCGATATTAGCGCAAGCTCTGCGGGAGCAGGGTATAATGCGTTCGCTATTAAGGTTAACGGCCGCTACTTTGGTACCCCTATCAACGTCCCCGATGCAGACGGTGATGAGATTAGGGTTATTACTACTACGGGGATCGATCAGCTCGATAATGCCCGCGACCTCTTTAACTACCTCTCCTCAGCCGACTCTGACGGCTTCTCTGACTTCTACGCTGTAGAACAGACCGCGACCGAGGCGACGCAGGGTAAGTTTCGCATCTTCTCTCGTGACAATAGCTACCTCCCTCAGGTCGATCGGTTTGTCGCGTATAACTTCAGCGACACCGGATATGCATCTCCTGTGGATATCAACATTGCCGGTGTAGTACGGCTTTACACCTCGGTGAAAGATATCAGCTTCCGATGCAACAGTAGGGAGATTGCTACTGGAGAACCTATCCTCTACGTCGATGGCTCGGCTGTCAGCCTGTTCATCGCCGCTGCTAATGCCGAGTCAACGGGTACCTATGACCCGGCCACTGACCAATCAGATATTCTGAAGGCTTATCTGAATTCCAGATCCATCACCTATGTGGATGACAAACTCGTAGCTGTCTCGAAAGATTATAGCTCTGGAGTTGGTGCTGGCGACAAGTGGGCGGATTCAGACTCAGCGTATTGGCGTTACGATTTGGGGAACACTTCGTTTGTTAAAGAGTCCAACGTCCCTACGGGTACAATTAGTGCGGACGGTCTTACTAGAGTCGGCTATGTCCCCGACTCGGTCCAGGTCTTCTACGTCTCCGTTGCGGGTGAGAACCGTGCCATCATAGTCAATGGCGCGACGCCTGACGAATTGACAGATAGCCTGCGGGACGAACTGATCTCAATCCTCGCTGAAAAGGAACTTGATAAATACTACACGGTAGAGTCGGCCACTGTCGATGCTAACTACAGCGGGACTAGCTACGCGCCGAATAACGGCTATGTTGTAAGCAACGTCCTCAGCGAAGCAGGAACACCGTTTATCCGTCCTGACCTCGAAGACATCGACCTCGCTGGTACGTTGGCAATCAGTGCAGGTGCGGTGACCGGTACGAGCACGTTGTTCACACAAGAGCTCGGTGTTGGCGATAGATTTGTAGCCAACGGAACCCGATTCACTGTTACCGCCATTGCCAGTGATACTAGCGCTACGGTAACTCCGGCCACTGTAACTGTCGCTGCAGGGACTTCGGCTAAGCTGGAAAAATCACTGGCCAATGGCTTCTCATCCTTCGACTATGTCCTGCGGATCCGCATCACTGCGAAGAACGGCCTGGTGAGCCCCGTACTGCCCGGTACTAATCGCCAAGGTCTTATCGACAGCAATGTAGTAAAGCTGACCTCCGAGTCTGAAGACATTGCTTATGAATCCTATAAGCTCACTTCCTCTGCTCGGGCCCAAGACTTTGTCTATGCCATCGAGAAAGGAATGGGAGATGAATACTACGCTCCCGGCTTCCTAATGGCGCCAGAAGCTTATGCGACCCTGGCCTACTCCGCCGATTCCGACCTTGCCTCCCGTAGCGAAGCGATTACCGAGCGGCTTAAAGTGACTCAGACCCTTGTCGCTGCTGCTGAAGGTAAATTCGGGACGACTGAGGGGATTACTAGCACCCAGCACGTCGCCCTGATCGATTGTGGCGGTGATGTGGAAAACCTCTCCCAAGCTCAGGACGAACTTAACACCATCAAGAGGACTGTGGGTTCGTTCTACGGCCACGCTTCCTTCTACGCACCGTATGTGAAGAATCTGGACGATCGTTTCGTCCCTCCCAGCTCATTCGTCGCCGGCACTGCCTGCAGTCGCTACGTCAATGAGGGGTTCCAGCAGCCGCCCGCCGGCTCGAGATATCCGCTACGCGGTGTGGTCGGTCTCAAGTTCGCCATCAGTGCGCAGCAGCAGGAAGTTACTTACGCCCTCGGCCTAAACCCGATCAGATCGCTGCCCAACCGTGGCATTGTGGTCTGGGGTGCACGGACTCTGTCCAGTAGCCCGCTGTTCCGATTCACGAATACCAGGGTAATCCTGAACGTCCTAATCGACATCATGAATCGTAGCTTCGACGACGTTCTATTCGAATCTATTGACAGTAGTAATACTGTTTTCTCTAGAGTTAAGTCTATCGCTACTCAGGTCCTTAACCTGTTCTATCGTCAAGGCGCTCTGTTTGGTAACCGTCCGGAACAGGCTTACCTCGTCGTATGTGATACGTCCAACAACGACGCCGTTCTGCTCGAGCAGGGTACGGTGAGAATGGATGCCTACGTTGCCACTTCTCCAACCCTAGAGCGTCTGGCAGTAACTATTGTCCGCACTCCAGTTGGACAAGTATCTCTGCTAAGTGATAGCTTTAGTAGGAATGAGGAAAGATTTACTTCGTTCCTTAGTGCTACTAACCTCTGATTAAATGGCCAGAAGACAGCGGTACAGCGAAGAAGTAGTCCTGAACGGTGATAAGCCGATCACTGAACAGCAGCCCAAGCGAACTGTTTACATCGAGCTATTTCGTTCAGGGCCCCAGATCAGCTCTAGCGGACAGAAAATGGTGTTCGAAGAGGCCGATCTGGACCAGGTTGTATCTAGTTACAACCCGAATAGTCACGAGGCACCGCTGATCATCGGCCATGATCAGGACGATGGTACCCCGGCCCTTGGCTGGGTACGAGAGGTGTGGCGGAAAGGTAAATCTCTCTGGGGTAAGGTAGAACTTACCCCGAAGGCAGAGAGACTGATCCGTGACGGTGTCTTTAAGAAAGTAAGTAGTTCTTTCTATCTCCCTGACGCGGATACTAATCCGTCGCCGGGACAATTAGCACTTCGCCATCTCGGCCTTGTGTCAATCCCTGCGGTAAAAGGTCTCACGGCCTTTGCCGAAAATCCACCCGAAGGCTCGATTACAATAACTCCAACGGAGTCTTCTATTTCATTTCAAGAAACTTTACCTACTATGGCTAAAAGAAAAACCGAAGCCCCCGCTGAAGAAACTCAACAACAGGTTGTCGATCATGCCGACGGTCGGGGTATGACTATCAATGTCAACATTAATGGCATGAAGGCTACAGATGAAGAAGGAGAGCCCGTACAGGAAACCGGTTCGCCTGCTCCGTATGATATGGAGTACGCGGATCAGATGGCTCCTGAGGCTCCGACACCGGGAATGGCTGACCCCAGCCTCATGCGCAATGAGCAGGAAGG